TACAACTCGTTTCTAGCAAATGGTGTTCAGGCTAAAAAACTGTATGACACTACATTATCCCAATACTATTGGGTTGTCAGTCAAACCGAGCTTGCGACTTATTGTAGATCAAAAGGATTTACCTCTTTTAACTTTGACTGCAGCAATCAAGTGATTGGTGCATCTGGCGGAATAATTACACCGGCAACAGTTTGGAGACCTATGCGCTCCTACGGATTTGGCGAGACGGTTGTTGGGGCCAGCTACATTGACGTAACTAACGGCGATCTCTACCGGACGATTCGACTCGTTGACTTGGATGTTGGTTGACAGAAACCCACCGTTGGGTTTACGGTCTCCCTGTCGATGAAATGTCCGCACTGTCAGCGCATCTTTGCCGCAAGTCTCCGCGATCTCGCAGGGGAGCTAGGAGCGTCCAAATCAACGGCAAAAGCCTCCGCATCCCGAGCAAACGGAAAGCGTGGAGGCAGACCGAAGACCTATGAAAAACGAACTAATACCGAGTCAGAAACAGTCCGCGCTCGCAGTAATGGCGAGCAAATTTAGCGTTGAGCCAGCCAAGCTTTTAGAAACGCTAAGGGCTACGTTGATGCCCAAAGCAACGAACGAGGAGATGCTTTCGTTTGTCGTCGTTGCTAACCAGTACGGACTCAACCCGTTTACCCGCGAAATCTACGCTTTTCCCGCTCGAAACGGCGGAATCCAGCCGGTGGTCAGCGTGGACGGTTGGATCAAGATGATGAACTCGCATCCGCAGTTTGACGGCATCGAGTTCAAGACCGAGGACAAAGACGGGAAGCCGCACTCGGTCACCGCTACAATCCACCACAAAGAGCGGTCTCATCCGGTGGAGATCACAGAGTTCTTCAGCGAGTGCAACCGCTCAACGGAGCCGTGGAAAGTCAACCCTCGCAGGATGTTGCGCCACAAAGCTTTGATCCAATGCGCTCGCGTAGCGTTTGGCTTCAGCGGGATCACCGATGAGGAGGAAGCGACTCCGCAAGTGCAAGTCAACGTCACGCCGTCGCGACCAATCTTCCGCTCAAAACTAGAGCCGAAGGTTGAGATCCAGCCTAACGAGTACCTCCCCGAGAATAACCCAATCCCTACCGCTACGGTCCAACCCACCGAAGCCATTCTAAACGAAGGGAAATCCAATGAGTGACGAGCGTAATGGTCTACCGAGCGCATCAGCAGCCAGCCGGTACGCTTCTTGTTTGGGGAGTTGGCAGTTGGAGAAGGCAATCGCAGAGACCGAGTCAACCGCTGACGCTGCGACCGGCAACCGCATCCACGCAGCTCTGGGGCTGGAGCCGGTGACAAACCTAACGACAGACGAGACTTACATCATCGACCGCTGCCGAGAGCAGGAGTTGGAGTTGGTCAAACAGGTGTTCTCAAACTCCACCGAGGAGCCGCAAGTGTTCCGCGAAAAGCGGCTGTGGAGCCTTCAGAACTACGGTCTGGGTCAAGAAGACAAACGGTTGTGGAGCGGTAAGCCAGATGTTGTCTACGTCGAGGGGGACCGCGCTCTTATCATCGACTACAAGAGCGGCAGGGGAACAGTCGAGAACGCAGCCGAGAACCTCCAGTTGCGGTGTCTTGTCGCGCTCCTGCATGAATCGTTTGGGTTCTGTCTACAGGAAATCACAGTCGCAATCATCCAACCTCTAGCTGGACCTCCAAGCGTTGCTTCATACGAGTTAGGAGACCTGATGGCTGCGGTGCGTGAGTCGCAGTCGCTGATGGCCGCGATCATGCAACCTGACCAACCACGCACTCCTTCAGAGTCAGCGTGTAAATACTGCAAAGGTAAGCCGTACTGTTCAGAAGCGCGAGAACTCGCAGTCACCGGACCACTCGCAAACGCTCCAGAAGGCATCACGCCGGACGCGATTGCTGCGACCTTAACATCCATCCATCTGGCGCAATTCCTCAACCGCGCGGCTCAAGCGGAGGCGGTTATCGAAGCTTGCAAATCGGAGGCTCGACGCAGACTCGGAGAGGGAGAAACCATCGAAGGCTGGACGCTCAAAGATGGATCTGTCCGCGAGTCTATTACGAACTCTGAGCAAGTCGCTTCACGCTTTTTAGAGTTAGGAACCTACGAGCAGCTAAGTTCCGCGATCACAATCAACAAGACCAAGTTAAAAGACGCAGTCAAACTCGCAACTCAGACCAAAGGCCGCGAGTTAGAAGCCAAGTTGGCCGCGCTTCTCGACGGATGCACTGAAAGCAAGACCGGACAACCCACATTGACCCGAATCAAATGAATCAAACCCATCCGATGGAACTGGTGCGCGAGTTTATGCGTACCTACCAACAGCTTGTCCCTAAGATTCCCGTCCTCCCCGATCCGGTGACACAAAATCTACGATACCGGCTTATCGACGAGGAGGCTCAAGAGTTGGCCGCAGCTACCAACCCGAAAGAGTATCTGGACGCTGTTGGGGATCTTCTCTACGTCGTCTACGGAGCCGCGCTGGCCGCTGGCTTCTCCCCGCATCAAGTCGATGCAGCGTTCTGCGAGATCCACCGATCAAATATGTCCAAAGTCTGGACGGACGACGAGATTGATTGCATCCCTGCTGACTGCCGGTCAACTCGGGTAGGAGAAAACCGCCACATTGTCCGCAGGAGTGACGGTAAGATTGCGAAGAGTCCCTCCTACTCTCCCGCACGACTAGAGGGATTTACTCGATGAGACATTTATGGGCGCGTGGATTTGGGCGGCTCCACTCAGACGCTGAGATCATCACCACAGACGACGGAAAACAGTTCCTGATTGCCGTAATCGAGTTTGAAAAACGCACTTTGGGCAACGGCAAACCCTACGCTCAACGGGTCACTTTTCGCTCGTTTGATCCCGAGGATATGGACGCTGTAAATCTGCTCATCGAGGGAACTCACGTTATGTTTGATGGTGATTGCGATGCGGTAGCGGAAAAATCATCGACCGGCTGGTGGTACGCTAATCCTCGGATCACCGGACGCATCAGCGAGATCATTCCTTCAGGACATGAATCTTAGCTTTTTTGTCGCTGGAATCCCGAAGGCTCAACCTCGGGTCAAAGCCTTCGTTCGCGGAGGTCACGCCGGAATTTACACGCCGGATTCAGCGGAGACTTGGAAGCAAGAGGTCCGCAGACAAGCCGCCGCAAACGCTCCAGAATCAATTATAGCGGGAGTTGTTCGCATCCAGCTAGACTTCTTCCTTCCACGACCAAAAGCGCATCTGGACCGTCACGGAGTCCCTAAGCCCAAATCGCCAGTCTGGCACTGCAAAAAACCGGATCTGGACAACCTCATCAAAGCTGTGACGGACGCGATCACGGACACTCAACGGATCTGGCTTGACGACAGCCAGATTTGCTTCATTTCAGCGACCAAATCCTACGCGCTCGATGCCGTTGGTTGCAGCGTGAGAATCTCGGCAGAATAGCCTCTCAGAAATCGCGGAATGGTGCGCAGGGAGATCCTGCGACAGGTGAGTTCACCGCACGAAACACCGCGATTTCCTCAATGTTTACGAGCTTTTTTTGACAATCTGAAGAAAGTTGCAGATTTCTGTTGCAGATAACCCAGCGATGGGTTTAACTCATCTCATCGAAGGCAACGAGCCGACGAAGAAACGACAAGAATATGACGAACGAAATCTGCGAACTAGAAGCCCTCCTTAACGCTAAGTACAACCGCCGAGTTGCTGCCGAAGACCGCTACATGGACCGGATTGAGAAGAAGGAGGCAGCGGCGGAGAATCTGATCGGAGAGATCAACCGAGACGGCAAGACAGTCAGCTACATCAACCAGATTGACCGCAACGGACGGTTCACCGGAAAGGCAATCGAAGGGAGCCGAGCGAATCTGGTCTCCTACTGCATCAAAAACAAATACGTCTAATTTTCCAGAGGGGCGCGACTCTCCAACGCGCAACAAACCATAACTTAAACCATCAAATACCATGACCATCGAAATCAAATACACTGCCTCAGTCTTCACGCCAGCCGGTTGGCGCGGAGTCACTATCACCGCCAAAGCAACCAAGACCTCGGAAAAAATGGCTCTGGTTGTCGAGGTGCTGGAGATAAACGGGAAGTCTTCGAAGTCTGATATGAGCCGCACTGGAGCCAGTCGCCAGCGGTTTAACGGTAGGGGGATCTCCTGCCGCGAGGTAGGAGTTAAGAAGCGGTTGTCCGCTTGTGAGATTCTCAACTGAAACCATCAAAACCATTAAATACCATGCGATACCATTGCAAAGACAGGAACAGTAAGTCACTCAGCCAGCACAGCAGCATCCTTGAGGCACTTAGAGCGCGGGAGGTCTGGCTGCATACTCGGGAGTTAATCGGCATCACCGACAACTCTGGCCGACTGCTCTCAGCGGAAGAACTTTACCAAGCCAAAGCAGCGGCTTGGATGAAAGGGACCAAGTGAATCTTGGACCTTTAATCGCGGCTCTGATCACCGTGGAATCTAACGGACGAGACAACGCCGTTGGAGACGCAGGACTGGCAATCGGTGCGCTCCAGATCCACCGAGCGGTTGTGTGGACGCAAACCGGATCGCTGGCACCAGCTACACTCACCAGCAGATGACGAACCGTGTTGCGGCTCGTCGAGTTTGCGAGATTTATCTCAGCCGGTACGCTGGTGGTAAGACCAACGAGGAAGCCGCGCGGATTTGGAACGGTGGACCTACTGGTCACCGGAAGTCAGCGACAATCGCTTACTGGAACAAAGTTAAAAAGCATCTATGAAGAAGACCATTCTAATATCAGAAGACACTCACAAGAAACTCAAAGAGTACTGCAAGAAGGAAGGAATCAAAAGCCAGCATCTAACCGATAAGATCATTAGGGAGTGGCTAGATAAGGAGATGGCACTATGAGCGACAGAATACAGAGCATTATTAAAGGAGGTACTGGAGTGTACAGCATCAGCAAAAAGGAAGCTGGAGAAATTCACAAAGCTGCTAAAAAGGTGAAGAATTATGCGGTCAGTTATTGGACACGGAATCGCAAGAATAAGGAGGCGAAATGAGCGATCATATTCCTGACGCCACGAAAATGATCAGCGATACACCGAGGACGGATGCGGAGGAGTATGAATCGCAAGACGAACCCATAACAAAACTTGGTTCTGTTGACGCAGAATTCGCTCGCACACTTGAACGCCATTTTAACGCAGCTAACAGCAAGATCGAACTTCTCATGTCCGCCAATGCTGACGTGGCTCGAATTGCTGACGAACGCGATGCAGCGGAGAAGCGCGTTCGCTTGCTCATCGCAGAACGCGACACGGCTAGAGGATATGCTGATCAAAAATGGAAGCTCCGGCAGGAGTTTCACGATCTATTTGGAACCGACGATATCTCCGAAGCAGTGGCTTTAGTGCGTGAGCTTAAAGACCGCATCAAGCGGTTGGAGGAGGCTGGCGATGCGCTATTCGAAAACTCCAATCCATCACGCTGGGATTCACCAGCAGCCGCTGCTCGAAAACTTACGGAGCAATCAAACTGGATTAAAGCCAAGGAGGCAAAGCCGTGACACTTGAGGAACGACTGCTGTACATAGCGGAAGATCCGTTTGGCCTGTGTGATAAAAACTCACTGCGCAAAATTGCTCTAGAGGTCCGCAAGATGAACGACCGCATCAAACAACTCGAAACCGAGAACGACGCAATGCGAGCGGATCTGCTGCTGTGGAATGAGAAGGAGGTTAAGTCGTGAGTACTATTAGCATAGCCGCCTTTATCAAAGAACCGTGGCGGGACGTTGGGTTGGATGCGGAGAAACGAGGGCTTGAAATCTGCAAGCGCAACCAGATTCAGAAACCGGAAGCCAACATGGTAATCATTATTGGATTGTGCGATATCATCAACGAATTAAAAGCTAAGGAGGCAAAACCGTGAGCTTGCTTGAAAAATTAGGTCTATCAAAGCAGTCAATGGAGAGAATGCTTGGTGTTGTCGCTCCATTAAAAAAGACTAAAATTAAACGCTATCGGAGATACGAAACTGTTCCCGCAGATATCCGCAAAGCCATTCTTGGAGAGCATCCAAGTTACACTTGCCGTGAGTTGGCTAAAAAATATGGCATATCATCTTCAACCATATGGGACATTAGAGACAGTAAACCCAAAATTAAATGACAATAAGAAATGAATCATACATACCAAAGCGCGGACATATACCTCAAGCGGTAGTGTTAGAAGTGCTACAAGACCTTCAGAACAATAGAACATACAGACAAATAAAAGAAGACTACGCAGTCAGCATAGGTTGGATACACAAAATCAGACACAATAAGACCAGAAAATGAACATACTCAACGAAATCAAAAGCGGAATCTCCAGATTGCTTGGAGCCCACAAGAAGGTGGAGACCAAAGAAGTCTTGAGAACACTTAAGCCCAAACGCAGCCAGAAGCGTGGAAGGGGACGGCCAAAGGGACTCAAGATATCGCAGCAGATTGTCGATGCGGTGCGACAAGCTGACAAGAGCATGACTAACAAACAGTTAGCTGCTAAGTATCGTGTTTCTTACTTTTGGGTTTGGAGTGTTCGTAGCAACAAGTTGCGCTCAAATTAACCTAATCAACGCGAGTGTGTCTTGATTTTGCTCTTCTTTTATGATTATTGCCCATTGTGAACATCACTCAGCACCACCGTCGAGTTATGGCGATTGGTTGCAGTCATGGGAGCCGAGCCAATCAAGATGCACTCGCTGCGGTGCTTTTGTTCCGCGAGAAATTCAAACCAGACGAGATAATCCATTTAGGGGACGCATTCGATCTTGCCTCATTGCGATCTGGCTCACTCCAAAACCCGAACGACTCGGATCAAGCGGACGATTATCTTGATGATGTCCAAGAGGGAGTAAAGTTTCTCAATGAGTTGCGCCCAACGGTGTTCACATTGGGAAATCACGACGAGCGAGCTAGGAAGTATCTCAATCACCATAACGCTGTTGTCAGAGGATTTGCGGAGGCTGTATGGGAACGAATGGTTGAGCCTATTAACAAACACTGCCATACCTTTATTGAACACAATGATTGTCTTCAAAGATCATTCTATAAGTTGGGCGGTTTTAGTTGGGGACATGGAGTGCTCTATGGGGAAAACTTCATTCGTGATTCAGCCGAAACATTTGGTAACTGTGTTGTGGCTCATGCTCATCGAGCCGGTCAAGCAACTGGTCGCAACCAGTCAAATCCAATTGGCTTTTGTGTTGGAACTTTGGCGGATATTCCGTCAATGGATTACGCAGGAAAACGACGATCAACGTTAGCTTGGTCTCACGGGATCGTGTTCGGAGAGTACACAGACAACTCAGCGCAACTATACCTGCACCAATGGCCTCAGAACGAACAGAACTGGCATCTGCCGAGCTTTTAAAGCGGCTGAGGTCAGCAATCCAACATCAAGCAGAGAGCGTCCCAGAGGGATGGTTGACCGCTAACCAATGGTCTGATCTTTGGAAGCTGTCCCCTAACGCTGCTGGGCTTGTGCTTAACAAATCAGTGAAACTCGGATTGATGGAAACCAAAAAGTTTCGTATCGACACCAAAACTCGCGGCAACTACCCAACACCACACTACAAGCCAGTAAATGAAATACCTGTCAAAGACTAAGCCAACCGTCGAGGTTGAGTTTGTTGCTGAAGCACAACTGAGAATTGGAGAGACCAAGAGGCTCTGCGTGATCTACCAGCGAGGGGAGATCTTCTACGTTCGACCAAAGGCTGAGTTTTTTGATAAGTTTGTGCTGGACGAACCGCAGATTCTGAGGTAGATAACACCAGTCAGCGCGAGCCGTGAGAAGCGAGCGTTGATGTCAAATCAGAACCCATGTTAACCCAATTTCTCCCCACTCTTCCCGTGTACGTCGCGTTGGTTCTGCGCGAGTTCTCACCACGGGCTGAGTGGGGATTTTGGTTTCATCATGCCGAATAGATACATCAGAGAATCAGCGATAGAATCCGAAGCGATCAACAGCCTATCATGGGAAGCTGAAGTCTTCCTGCGGAGGCTCTTTAACAGAGTTGACGATTTCGGAAGACACTCAGCATCAACGCAACTTCTTAGAGCCGCGCTATTCCCGCTCCAGCTTGATCGTGTATCCGAAAAGAAAACGGAAGCGATCTTGTCTGAACTTGAATCTGTCGGTTTGCTCGCCATCTACCAAGTTGATGGTAAGAAGTATCTTCAACTTGCCAAGTGGGAGCAGGGAAGAGCAAAGACAAGCAAACATCCGTCTCCATCTTCAGAAGTATGTAAGCGTCTGCAAACATATGTTTACAACGGAGATCAAGTTCCGACAAATGCTCCCGACTCCGACTCCGACTCCGATACCGATCCAGACTCCGACTCGCTTCGCTCTCGGATCAACAAATGGTTTTCTCGCAGAGAGAACACTGAGTGGACCGAGAAAGAACTCAAAGCTCTCAAGCTGGTCGTGAATCTCAAGACTCCAGAGTCAGACTTTCAGCTTCTGGATGCTCGCTATGAATCCAAGAACAAGTATCGCAGGAAGGACATTCTTACGCTTCTGAACAACTGGAACACCGAGATTGATCGTTGTAAGTCTGGAGACGATGACTCGCAGCAATCGCTTCCGATCCAACCCGCTCAAAAGAAAGACGTTGATTGGAGGGATTCACTATGAACGACGCTTTCTTTGCTGAAGACGATGAGTTTGGACTCATTGGAGCTTGTCTTACCGGAACCCTAGACACTTGCGCTGATGCATTCGCTGAAGTTAAAAGCGAATGGATAGAGACCAACACGCTTAGAGACACATACGAGACGATTAGGTCTCTAAGCCAACAGAACCGCCAAATATCATTACCCGAGCTTGGTAAGGAATGGAAAAAGCTTAACGGCAATCAACCGATCCCGTTTGAAGACTGGAACAAAGCGATGGAAGTTTGCCCATCACCAGCCAATCTCCCGAACTACGTCAAAGGTGTTGTCGAAGCCGCTCATCGTCGCCAGCTACGATTGACCGGAGACCGATTGATTCGCGAATCCGCTGTCTTGACCCTCCAACCGGATCAAATCGTCTCTAATGCCGAGTCTGGACTCAGCATTGAGCTATCCCGTGAGACTCTCTCAACCTCAAAGCAAGTTGCCGGTACGTTTATCGACCAGATGCAGGAGCGGTTTGCTCGCAAAGGTACGTTGAGCGGGATCACGACTGGATTCTATCGGCTGGACCAGATGACTGATGGTTTGCAGTTGCGAGAGATGGCAATCATTGCTGCTCGTCCCTCTATCGGTAAAACTGCAATTGCCATTGCAATAGCAGAAGCCGCAGCAATACAAGCAAGAGTGCCAACATTATTCATCTCGCTTGAGATGAGTAAGGAAGCAATCTTCCGAAGATCAGTCGCTTCAATTGGTGGAGTGCCAATGCAAAACCTAAAAAGCGGTGATCTTTCCGAAGGTGATATGCGCTCGATGAGTGGAGCGTCTGCTAAGATTGCTTCTAGTCCATTGTGGTTCCTCGATGGATCTAGCTCCCAAAGCATTGCCTCAATAACAGCAAACATACGTCGAGCAGTACGCAAGCATGGGGTTAAGCTGGTGATCATAGATTACCTTCAAAAGATCAAAGCCGCTGACCGAGCAGAGAAACGCACCTACGAGGTCGCAGAGGTCAGCGGTAAGCTTAAAGACATTGCCGTCCAAACCGGCGTTGCGATGTTGTGCTTGGCTCAGTTGAACCGCGAGAACGAGAAGGATAAGGGAAGACAACCCAGACTGACCGATCTCGCTGACTCCGGTCAGATTGAGCGTGATGCCGACTGTGTCATGCTCTTAGACAGAGACCGCCGAGAGCCTAAAGGAGAAGCAACCATTGTGATCGCCAAGCAGCGAGATGGTGAGTGCGGACTGGTAAAACTCTTCTACGATGGGCAGTTCTGCCGGTTCTCTGAGTGCGGCATTGATACCTAAGTTTAAAAACCCAACGACAGGTTGACTCCCCTAAACAAGTCTGCCAACCTATCACCGGACCCAAGTCCAACATAAACACCATGATCACCGGAAAGATTGACGTAACTAAGGTAGACAAGACCCATCTGTTCAAAGGTAAGGCTGGAACGTATTTGGACATTGCTCTCATTACCAATAAAGCTGGCCGAGACCAGTATGGTAACGATGGGATGATAGTTCAGTCAGTGTCTAAGCAAGCCCGACAAGATGGACATAAAGGTCCAATCCTCGGAAACTATGTAAAGACCGAAGACCGTATGCCTCCTGCAATTACCAAGAAGGTATCTGCTAACGATCCTCTTGGGCCTGAAGACGACATTCCCTTTTGATATACAACAAACCATTTAACACCATGACAACTACCGCAGAGTTCTTTGAAGATACTAAGTCAGCAACTCCACGTTGTGACGCTGAGATCGAGAAACTTAGAAAGCATTACCCGATACTAACGTTAACCGTTGTGTTTGCATTAGCTCGCAAGCTTGAGATGGAGCTTATCCACTCCAATAACTCCATCGTTAATCTGCTCAACCAGATCGAAGCGATACAAGAAAAGAACCAACAGTAATATGGGAGGCGTACAGAAATACCTTACTCGTCAAGTCCAAGACGGTGAGATCTCTAAGGATGATCTGCTTGAATCACAGAGGAAACTAAGCCTTTTAAATCAAGCACCATCACTTGTGCTTAATGCTATTGCTAAAGGCTGGATGAAGTATCCCGACAAGCTTGAGACTATTACCGAGGAAGAAGAGACTGCTAAGTGGATTGATACCTACGACTGCGAGAGAGCCTATCACAACAGAGTTAAAGGCATGACATACCGTGAGATCGGTAAGCTAATGGGCTGCGGTATGAATCGAGTGAGTGCCATCCTTCATCAC